CCGGTAATATTGCGGGAGCTGACAGTGCTCTGCAGAGCGAACGTGACCCCATCGGTGGCGCGATAAATGCCCCCACCGCTCCAGCCGTTCCCGGAAGCGTCGGCCGACCAGTTGAAACCTGAAACGCTTTCCGTCGGGCTCAACAGCGGCGCGTTGAAGCAGTAAATAACTGTATTCGAGTTTGCCAGGTCGGGGCTGGGGATAATCGCGGCCGCTTCGGATTCGGTCGAGCCGAGATAAATAAACGGGTCGTCCCGGCGCGCTTCTAATTCGACAAGGCCATTGGCGCCGCGGGTAGTGCGGATCAGGCGAAAAGGAATAATCGCGCCGGCCACTGGAATTCCGATTACATCGGAGGGGGTCAGGAAGTCATATTTCGGCAGGGCGTTGGCGGTGAGACCAACGCGGGCGACCCAGGGCTCATACAGCAACCTGTCAACCACCTGCCGAGCATAAGCATTAGTCATCGTCATACCGAATTCGACGTTGATTATATGGTCAGAGCTGCCTTTTGCTCTTTGTGCGCGTTGCGTGTTGGCTTGATAGTCGCGGTCCGCGTCCCGATAAGTGAGCGTTGCAGTTTTGGGAAGGGCTTCGTCGTGCATTCTTGTGGTGATTATTGGCTCAGAAACCGATTCCCTATTGTCGCGCGCGGATAAGTCGGCGCGGTTGATAGTGGCCTTGATATGCCCGCCGCGCTTGACGTGCCGGATCTGCCCAAACTGCTCGACGGTGTCGAAAAAGAACGCTTGCTCGAGTTGTGCGATTGCCGCGAGCGAGGTCATTTGAGACCCGATTGCGTAACCGTCGATCGTTACATCAAGCCCCGTAGAAACCGAGTAGTCGGTATTCGAGAGTCCAGATCGGTCGTTAATGTCAGTCAGAACTCCGCGGATAGTCGTGTTGGTGCTGATTACTTCGAACTCAAGATTAGGCAGGCTGTTGTTAAATGGCGCGAGCTCAAGCCCGACTATAACTAAATAACACAGGCCATAATAAGCGGGCGCATTGTCAGCGCCCTTGTCGGCTTCGATTGTCGGATCAACGCTTTGCGTGAAACTTCCGGGGTAGAAACGAAAGAGCGCTCCTTGTGCTAGATCCGAAGTAAAAGACCACTCCACCCCGCCGGCGTCATAGTCTGCCTTGTTTGCGATAGCAGTGTCTCTCCTCACCAGTGCCGCATCAGCCTGTGCCCGCGCCGCCGTAGCTTTGGCGTAGGCCGTCGCACAATCAGGGTTTGAACTTATCCCACAAGCCGCCGCGGCCGCTTCAAGCGCAGTCGCGTTGGCGTCCGCAGCGTCGTAGGCATCCGACGCCAGGTCAACTTCCTGCTGGAAATAATCGGCCGACCACAGCAGATTGCCGTTCGCCCAAATCTTTGAGATATTGGTAATCGGTCCTTCACATAGGCCGATTGCCACGTTAGTCGAATAACTGTACTCCGTAACCTCGTTACCTTTAGAAACCTCGCGAGTATCCCGATCCTCACTCAACCCACTGGACCAAATCACATTGCCGGCGAAACGGTTTTGAACACCATATACAAGCGGAATCGGTTGCCCGTAAGTTGATCCTGAGATCCTTAAATCGCTGAGCCGCGGACCTTCCCCGACGTTGGCGGGCGCGATAGCGCCACCAATGGCGCCACCAATGGCGCCACCAATCGCCGCGCCAATCGGCCCCCCAACAGAGAACCCTATGATTTGACCCGTTATTTGTAACGCCGGCCTGACGAAATCGCTCATATTTTTTTAAATTTCCAGGCGCTATTTATTCCAAGTTCCGCTGGTCTTCGCGTTTCTACAACTTTGCCGGCCTCGTGGCTTGCATGAATAATTCCCCTGTCGCTCACAATCGCCAGGTGCAAGGGCAGGTTTCTGCGTGTATACAGCCAGTAGATGTCGCCAGCTTTTTCTGTGCCGATGGGAATTTCCATGAGGTAGGTTTCAAGCAACGCCCTGATCTTGCGCGGCATCATCAGCGGCCGTAATACTTTTAAATTAATGGGCACCTCTTTCAGCAATCCGCAAGAAAGGGCCGTCGCAATGATCAATTGCGCGCAATCAACGCCAACATTTTGCACTCTGGCGCCCTGGTGAAATGGCGTCCCTATCCACTCCCGCGCCGCTTGCTGGTAGAACTGCCTTTCCGCATCGGTCATCAATTGCCGCCACGAATTGCGGCGTCAAGTCCGGGAAGATCCGGAAAACCTCCGAAGCTATCCATGCTCAACCCGAATTTGTTCACATGATCCGATGTTGTTTTTGCGCATCCCGGCCTAACGGAATACTGATCAGATATCTGTATTTCGTGAGGCATAGGCTCCCACAATGTCACAAGGCCATCATCAAACGACTTAATTTCGCTCGAAATCCCGGCATTGTTTCCGGTGACCCACGTCAGGAGCCCGTAAACGTAAAATGTTGAGAACGTGCCACCCGATGAACTGGAGGAGCTGGAGGAGTTGGAATCGTTAGAGGAGCAATAAAACTGGCGGTAGCTGCGCCGGTCATAGGCCATGCGGGCGAGAACTGCCGTCACGTATCCAGTCGCGGTTAACCCCACCACATCAACCGGGCATTTACCATCACCCGGTTCGAACCTGCACGCGGGCGTATAAATATTTAACAGTGGTTTCTGTGCCAGCTTCGCCGAGGCTGTGAATACCTGAGCGGTATAGTTAAGGGCGCTCTGCGTTGTTTCTCCCAAAATACCCTTTAACAATCGGCGCGGGGAATCAGACGCTAACGAGGGATCATTCCAAGGCACCAGCCACACTTCAACCGCGGCGCCATCAAATAGCCCATTTGCCAGGTCAAATTCTGTAATGCTGTCATCGGATATAAGCCCATTCACTTCAATATCACCGCCGCCGATCGCGTTCAGCATAGTGGCTTCTATGGCACTGGCTGACAGTGAGTTACAGGGTGAATATTCTTCATTTCGCCACGAGACCGTTTCATCGTGGGTTGTGAATCGATAAACCGTTTCATCGCGCCTGGTGATTTTCCAGACCTGCGCGCGTTTTGCTGCACAGGGAGACTCCGCCGCCAGATAAAGCAGGGCAACTTGACTGATGTTTGCCGGCACACCCTCAGAATGCAGGTATAAAATCGCCGTCTGTGTAACGCGCGCGTCGGCCTCAACTTCTTCGGCCAGAAGAACTGCCCCCTGTGTAACGCGCGCGTCGGCCATATTATGCCGTTCTGCTAATTCTTAACTGTGCCGCCTCAAGCCCTGCAGGAGTCCACGCCGCGCCTGTGGCCGGGTCAACTTCGTGCATTTGCGGCCAGTAGGTCCAGGCCGTTGTTAGCGGAACGACGTCGCCATCTGAGGAATCGGACCCGCTTAGCATGGAGATTTGCACGCTTGCCGCCCCGGCGTCCGTTTTGCGCATGAACGGATAAACCTGAACGCCAGATATTGCCGCAACCTCAACGGGAACGTCCGGGAGCTCGAATTCCGAGGTTTCATAACTCGATGCCGCCAAGGGCCCCGCCTCTATATACGTTGTATCGGTATCCGGCCAGACTTCATCCAGGGCGCCAAAGCCAGTACCAGACCCGACCGGGTTCCAGTCAGCCTGCGCGGTGTCGCCGGTCGGAAAAATAGTCCGGACTCGGCGGTCCCCGATAAAATCATTATTTTCGGTCCCTAAGTAATTCCATGCATAAATATCGTCTAGGTAATCGTTTCGCACTCCGGGATTCGCTACACCTGATCCAAGAAAAGTAACTTGCGCAATGGTTGCATAGAAGGAATGGCGAGTGTCTACATTAGATCCTTGCAGGATTGTGACCCCGTTCATGCGCACTTCGTAATAACCAAGCGTATCGTGTATAAATACCTTGACCTCGAAGTGATTCCACGCATGCGCAACTACCGGCTGATCGAACGTTTCCCCGATCGTCACACCGCTGCCAGTAGATCCCCTTCTCGCTTTTATATTACCTGTGCTGGTCAACGATATAGCAAACATCACTACGTTGTTATCTGCCCTGAAGTCGCACAAGTGCATCCTGTCATTGTCTTGCGGGAGGCTTCCTAGGTAGACGGCAAAACCAAGCCCAACAGTCCAATACTCCCCGCCGAGACCGCGCCGCAAGTATGAATCAACGCCGCCCCACCAATAAATAGAATGGGTGCCGGTCCTCGGGTTTGCCGTGCTGAGATGATGGTCTCCGCCGTTAATCTCTAAATACGCGCCAGAGAGCATCAAATACTCATCATCGCCGTAGTGGTCAAATCCATCCATAAACAATAAAGTCATTTAACAAATCCTCACTTGTTTTAATGGGATATCCGCATAGCCGCCAGCCCTTACGCTGGCGGCGATTGCGTCAAACGAATTATCCGCGTCATACCTTACCTGAACATCAAAAAGGTAGCCGGCTTTTACTAAAAGGCCGTTTGCGGGCGCAACATCAAAAGTAACTATTCCCGTTGTGCGCGACACGGTCCACCCGCTGCCTTGTGGAACCCCGTTAATAGAAATCAGAACAGAACTCACAACCGGGTGATAAACCGGCCTTGCGTAATTTTGAGAGCCAACCGTGTAGTTTTTAATTAGCTGAAATTGAGTTGTCGCGCCGTTGCCGGTCCCAATTGTTTGATCAAGCGCGGAGAGTGTCGGCGCCAGGCCGGGGGTTGTAGGGTTCACGCTCGCGAAATCTAGCGGGTCAGAAAAGGGGAATGTCTGGTAAGGCCCTTTCATGATCAGAAAATGATCCCGCACAGCAAACATTGTTTCCATATCCCGCACCCCTTGAGGTATCGAGAAATCATAAAGTGGGTGTGCCCAATGCTGATTGACTTGTTCCGCCCCGCCGTCGGACACAACAAGACCGGTCGAGAATCTCGGGCTAGATACGGCGTTGTAACTGTTCACGCATTCCGGCAGATATTCATCAATGAATCTTGTCATGCAATAAGCCCCCGCCTGGCCTGCCGTTTAATCTGCCTTTCGCTTGATCTGAAGGCGTTGGGGTCGTTGGCTTTGATATTGAATATCTGAGTAACCCCGCCGCCCTTAACCGGCTCCACGCGGCCTGAGTTGCCAGGTATCAAGTATTCTCTTCCCCCTGACATAAACAATTCCGGCCTGTTCCTTTCACCTACCTGGTAAATACTTCCGGCCGCAACAGGTCCGCCAAACGCTCGATTGCCGCCGAATAAGCTGCCAAGGAATCCGGATCCGTTCATATCAGGCCCGAAAAGGAATTCAAATATCTTCGCTGCGGCCGCTTCCGCTGCCATCCGTTGCAACGTGTCAGCGAACGATTGCGCCAAACCATCCAGCCCTTTTTCAAAAGGATCGAACAGGAAATCAGCGAAGTGGCCCTGCATTTGTTTCGCGGCCTCTAGGGAGAGTTTTGATATCCCCTCGGTGGCTTCCTTCATTTTTTCCGTTGCATCAGGGAGGTCAACGAAAGCTTGAAAGGCCGCGCGGTTGTATTCTTCCTGCGAAATGCCCGCGGCGTCTAACAGCTCCTTGAGTTCTGCCAGGGTTTCTTTGTATTCGACAGCCTCGTCAGTCACACCGGTTAACGCTTCGCGGTGCTTGTCCAGCAGGTCGTTAAATCGCTCCTGCGCCTCGTTCGATCGTTCAATATCTTTCAGTTGTTCCTGTAGCGTTTCAATTCTTTGCAAAGTGGCTGCATCAGCGCCCAGCAAGGCAAGCCTTTCCCGCTCGACAGCGTCCGCATAAAGGAAAGCGGTGTCGACCTGGAATTCTAATTCCCTGACGAAATCGGCAATCGTTTTGGCGTTGCTTTCCAGTAATCTTTGGGCTTCCAGTTCTTCTTCGTTGAGAGCACCTAGAGCCCCGGCGAGCCCTTTTAATGTTGACGTGGCCTGGCTGCCAGAGTCGGAAAAGCTGCCACTCCATAGCTTGTCTAATCGTTCCAATGACGCCGTTACGTTGTCCATTTCAAGAACAACGGTGGCCACGGCCCCGCTTACGTCCTTAGTTGCCGCCTGCAACAACGATTTGCCAAACGCTTTGGTTTTAGTTGTCAGGGATTCTATCGTCGTGAAAGCAATAATTCCGACTGTTGCTAGTGATTTCCATGCGACGCTAAGCAAATCTGCCGCTCTAGCCGCAAACTGTGTATTTGTGGCAACATCGACCATTAAGCCGGTCATTTCATTCAAGCTTGGCAACATCTCTGCGCTAATCTGCCGAGCTATGCCGGTACTAACCGCTTTCAACGTGGTCAATGAATCGTTGAACTCTTCCGCGCCTCTTAGGGTCTCGTCGCTCATAACAAGCCCGAGATCACGCGCCTGCTGCTCGAGCTTCTCGATCGCATCCCGGCCGGAGTTTAAAAGCGGGATCATGTCGGCGCCGGATTTTCCGAATAGCTTCATGGCCAGAGCTGTCTTGCCGGCGCCATCAGCGGTTGTTGAGAATACGTCCGAAATATCTTTCAACACACTGATGCTGTCGCGAAGATTCCCTTCCGAATCGGTGACCTCAATCCCCAGCGCCGCAAATGCGGCCTTCTGCTCTTTTAATCCTTTGTTTGCATCGTTTAATGTTCGAGCCAGAATCCTTAGGTTCTGTTCCAGCTTTTCATTATTGACGCCGGCAAGATCCGCGGCATAACTTAAAGCTTGGAATTCCTGCGCATTGACACCGATCGCTTGCGATGTTTTGGCAATTTCATCCGCCGCGTCTATGGTTTGTTTTACCATATAGGCCAACGCAGATGCGGTCGCCACTACAGCCGCGGTAACGAACCCGCCCATGCGCTGAAATCCCTTGCTTATTGCCGCGGTTCGTTTGGCGGTTTCCCGTTCAGCCGCATCAAGGCCGCGAGTAAATCCGCCGATCCGTGCAACCAGATCAAGCGTTAAAGTGCCTAAAGATCTGCTCGCCACTAACTACCTCCTAGAAATTTGAATAGATCTTCAGCCGTTAACTCTTTTTCTTCAGCCGCGCGCTTCGGCATAAAGTCGTCGAGCTCGAACTGACCGCCACTCGATTTTTTCATGTGACCAACCCTGGTTAACAACAAGGCCAGCAAGGCAAACCCCTGTTCCAGTCGCCAGCCATTTGTTAGTCCACCATGTTTTTCGATGAAGAGAGCCCAGTCCTGAAACTCGGCTGTGGTCATATTTCGCCGGGCTTCTTCAACCGTGCGACCGCCAACACCCGCAAGCACTAATGAGTGCCAGAACTCGTCGTCATGGGTAAGATCTTTTTTGCAGGCACGATAACCTCGTTCACCGCGCTCGCGAGAACAGCCATTAATCCAGGGCTGGCGCGCAAGGCGTCATCAAAAGGCAATACATCGTCCCCGGTTTCGCCGAATCGACAGCAAGCCGAAACTAACGCCGCCGATTGCCTGATTTGGAGCATTTGCGCGTCATAGTCTTTTACATCGCCGACACTGGAAAGGATCTGCGCGAATTCAT